AAGATACCCCCACCCTTGAAGTTGCCCTTGTTCTCTGCGGGTGGCACAATCGTACCCGCTTGCGGTGCAAGGTAATTTACAAAGATATTGCCTGTGCCACTCGACGGGGCAGCAGTGAAGGTGAGTGTCGTGCCGTCAGGGATTGTGTAGGCAGAGGTATCCTGCACCACGCCGTCCACCGATACCAGCACGTCTTGCACAGAAGAGACTGTAGTGGTCAGGGTAAACGTAGTGTCGCTGCCATCACCGTTGAAACGCTGAACAGCTTTCGTAGCCTGATAAGACCCCGGAACTTTTTGACCTATGTATGGCATCTGTTATTCCTTACGTGCTGATTGCGTCAACTACAGAGACCCAAACATCTGCACTGCTTGCGGTATCACTCTGTACGTTAAGTATATCGCCAGACTGCATTACAATCTTTGCGCCACCATCCAACACCTGTAGGGCTGAACCTACCGGAATCGGGGCATCTTTAATGATGTAGTAGTCATCAGTGCCACCTGCACCAGTAATGTACACATCCATTAAGATTTGGCTAGTTGTAACATTAGCGATATTGATACCAACAATTGCGTCGTCGGAGTTTGCGGTTCGCATAGCGACCTCGCTTGTTCCGACGTTACGTGCAATGTTTCTTTCAAAATCCTGTGCCATGATTTCTCCATGTTAAAGCAAGTATAATTATACCATACTTTTATTTGTTTGTCAAGTGTTAAAGTGCAATTGCCATTGCTACAGCAAAGCCAGCAGTTGTTGCACCAATGTCTGATATAACCTCTGATGCAGAGCGACTTTCCAAACCGTTGGCTGTAAAACGAGCAAACTCATCATCTGCCACTGACGAACTGTCAATCTTAACCGCATTTGTATTTGATATACCGAATGTCAGTGCGGCCTGACCACCGATATCTGAAAGAACTTCTGATGCTGACCGGCCTTCAATAGATGTACCATCAATACGAAGGAAGTCATTGTCGGCAGCACCACTTGTAAATACAGCCACGTTGCCGTTGCTAATACCTGTATCTGTCACCGCAGCCGTGCCAAGCCCTAGCGTTGTACGTTGTGCAGCGGCATCAGCGTCATCTAACAATGCTTTACCGGCAGCAGTCAGGTCATACGTAGCTGCGCTACCAGAGCCGGTAAACTGAATACCCTTGTCAGCAGCAGATGTCAGGCCAGCAAGTGCCTGTAAGTCTGCATCAAGACGAGCGTTAGCCACGGTGCCAGACAACTGGCTAGCATCAATAGTTTTGTTAGTCAGGGTTTGAGAACCTGACAGTGTAGCTACAGTGCTGTCAATTGCAACAGTCAGGGTGTTGCCAGAACCGGATGTGTCGATACCAGTGCCGCCAGCAATGTCAAGAGTTTCACTGTCGAGGTCAATGCTAAGTGCGCCGCCACTGTCACCCTGAAAATCAAGGTCAGATGCTGTCAACTGTGCATCTACATATGCCTTAATGGCTTTTGCAGATGCAAGCGTAGTATCTGTGCCAGCCACGCTAGACAGGTCTGTGTCAAGAACACCAGACTTTAGGTTATCTACCTCAAGGTTAGATACTGTGTTGTTGTCTGCATCAATTGTTTTGTTTGTGAGAGTTTTAGTTGTGGCAGCAAGATATGTGTCAAACGTATCCACTGTTGTCTGACGCATTGTGCCAGCATCGTTGGTTACAAGACCATCACTGCCAGCCACTGCTGTTGTGCCAGCAGAGGTGCCGCCGTCCATAAGATTAAGTTCTGCTGCAGTGGCGGTAACATTTGTGCCGCCAATATCCAGCGTTGTCATTGAGACTTCGCCAGCCACTGTGGCAATACCATCAGCAACAGTAATCAGGTCAGTGTCATCCGTGTGACCAATCGTTGACCCGTTAATTACGACATCATCAATATCAAGGGAGCCACCAGTGATAAGGCCAGTGGTGGTAATAGTTGATGAACCTGTGTCAATAGTTCCAAAGCCAGATGTAATAGAGCCAGAATTTAGTGCGCCTACGGTTGTGGCTGCAGTAGTAACGAGATTAGGCATTGCCGTAATTTCGTCATCAAAATAGGCGGCAAGGTCAGTGACCGCCACCTGTTTCATAGTTCCGTCATCGTTGAATACAACACGGTCGCCGTCTGCTACAGTTGTGCCAGATGCAGATGTACCACCATCCATAATGTTTAATTCAGCAGCAGTCGCTGTTACGTTAGTGCCGCCTATATCAAGAGTTGTTACAGATATCTCACCAGCGACAGTTGCAATACCGTCAGCTAATGTTATCAAGTCCGTGTCATCTGTGTGACCAATGGTTGCGCCATTAATGTTGACGTTATCAATAACAGCTTGTGTGATGGCACTGTTTGTACCAAGTGTGGCACCGTCAATAGAACCACCATCAATGTTGGCAGTGCCTGCTGCAAGAGCATCTGTCGTTACTGTGCCGTCAAAAAAAGCATCCTTAAACTCAAGTGAACTTGTACCAAGGTCAACGTCATTGTTTGTTACAGGTACAATGGCACCGTCTTGGAACCTAAGTTGTTCTACGGAAGAACCTGCACCACCTGCATCTACAAATACACCCACACGATTGTTTGTGTTGTCAACAACAACTTTGTTGAGGGGCGTTGTTACACCGGGGTCTCCAATTAATCCAATGACCGGACCTTCAGCAGCCGTGCCGTCGTGTTTGTGACCCGTTGTATTTACAAATGCAGCTAGTACCTGATTAAATTCATCGTTACTGTGGGCGGCGGTAATAACATCGCCATCAGTATACGAAGATTGCCTAGTATATCCTGCCATTACCTTCTTGCTCCTGCGTCAAATTCTAACTGAAAACCTTTTAGTGAGTATGGGGCAGATGTGCCTCTATCGTTTACTCGTAGTGCCACCGCAAAACCTGAACCCTCTACAGGCTGTCTTACCAATGGGTTTGTCTGACCACCATACGTTGAGGTGTTATATACGGCTGAACCGTACACCGCAACAACGGTTGATGTATCAAACGGGTATGCTGCTGGTCTTGCAACATCCGGTGCCTCATAGTCATACCGGAGAAACAAATCTGCGTTTACTGCAGCTTCAGGTGCGTAGTTAATAATCACACGCTGAAAGTTCTTGCGTATGCCAGCATCTCCCATAGTCAAATCAGGTGAACGATACTTCCCAACTATTTGATTGCCATCAAAGTCGTTGCCTTGTTCTTGCCTATACACGTATCCATCAAAATCACCGTGTAGAATAAAGCTAGTACCAGCTACGACTGTAGAGTCTGTTGCACTTGCTCTAATGCCAAGGGTATCGCCGAACTCATAGCCCTCGCCACGTCGCACACAAATAATTCCTTCTGTAGATGCTCGTGCTGTAGCAGCATTACTAAAAAAAATACGATATTGTGTCTTGTCAGGTATAACTAGACTTGTAAATTCATCTACATCCGTAAGTTCTTGAAACCGTTTCTGTACAGGACGACTAATTGTACCAAGTTCAACGTCACCAATTTTTTCAGTACCAGCTACTGTACGAAGACCGTCAGGCCCAAGAAATACAATGTCACCTGCAAATTCTTGGATGGTAAATCCGTTAAGGCACCCAATCTCTCGTGTTACTGGCTGTACAGCAAAGTCAGCAAGTGCGCTACCTGTCAGTTTAAAAATACGTTCTTCACAAAAAATAAACAGTGCATCACGAAACGGGAATAGTCCGGTAATATTACTGTCTACTTTAATTGTACCTGCGCCGTTACTGGTAGCAAAATCATTGTCGGTAAACGGTGCAGTAAACGTAAGCTGCTGCGGTGTGCTGGACATGCCAGCAAAAAAGAGATGGTCTTTAAATCCTGTTACAAACTTTGGATTAGCTGGTGCGCCAGATGCATTGATGTCTGTAACGGTTGTGCCGTCATACTTAGTAGCATTGTTAGCACCGTCTGCCCAGATGATAAAATCTGTTCCTGCGAGATTGTACCTAAAGAATGTATAACGTCCAGCACTTGTTCTACCTGTGTCTATCTCTGACCATGAGCCGGATGTACCAGCTTCAAATATTTTAGTTCCACGTGCAGCAATAACCTTAGAGTTAAATAGAGCCACCATAAGCACAGGCTCTGTGGATGCTGCTGTCTGTGGTACAATATTACTGTTCCACTTTGCGTATCCAGAAATACGTCTGTAACCACCGCTAATGTCTGGCTCAAAGTTCTGCAGTTCTAGTGCCATCCCCGGTTGCATAGCAAACGTAGATTGGTCTAGTACAAGTCCTCCCTGACATGCAAAAACAAACGGACTAAGTTGTGCTTCATCAGCCATGTTTTACGTTCCTGTCGGGAAAATAGATACTCCGTACCTTTGTGAGTGAGGCAGGTATGTTGACCTCACATATGTAAAGTCTCTGTTGATAAGAATACTTTGCATATGTTTAATGCCCTCTTCAAATCTGGCAAAGTTAATACCATACTGCTGCGCTTCACCACGATACTGGTAGCCGTATGCAGTAGCACCATCTACAATAACTTGACGAAACTGTTCTGGTATGCTAGGCGCATCCGTAGTAGCACTCAATGCAGTTGGTCTGCTGTACGCATCAAACTTTAGTGTATAGGCTTTGTCTGGATAAGGAAACAAGCCGTAGTTATTGTCTGGTGTTCTAAATACATAGATAGGTATACCGCCCACGTCCGATGTGCTTTCTTGGTCGATATACTTATCTACATACTCTTTGTATTCTAATATGCGCAATGACACTCCTGCTGTTGCAAGCGCGTCACTTTTTTCTATACGAAATGTTTCGTAGTCTACGTGATACAAAGAAGAGTCCACTGTGTATCGTGTCTGGTCAGCAACAAGTGTTTGGGTTTGTAGTGAGTGACTAAATGCCCAGCCAAACTCGCGCTGATAAATATAGTTGATAGCGTCGTTGACAGCGTTCTTACACTGTGTCTGAAATCCACGTGAAGCTGTAAAGTTAGACGAGGTTAGTGCCACTTCGTTAAACCTTGCCAAGACTTCGTTTGTGATGTCCAGATAATTATACGCCATAAGAAATCCTTAAAGAGTTAGGAGGGCGACTTCTGCCGCCCCCCATATTAGTTACGCGAGAGTATCGCGGTCTACTTCTGTTGCAAGTTCCTGCGCACCGTTGGTGTCAACAACACAAGCTACTACACGAAGACGACCAGTGGTAACGTCAGCCGAAGAGGCAATCAGTTTAACATCAATCGTGTCAGTTGTAGTTACGTGCTGAGTGAACGTAATTGTGCCAGAAGTTGTCATTGCAGCACCGTTGCTTCCCGAAGCGAGAAAACCAGTGCTAG